GTATTATTTTGATATGTATATGTTATACTTCCTAATGTGCCTTGTTCGATTGATATATTAGAGAATAACCAACCATTGGTTGCATCAAAAGTTATTGTAGATGTGGCTGAAGCAAACATTGGATATGTGACACCATCAACAATAGTTTGAAATGTAGTGCCTCTCGACATAGTTAATGGAAGTGGAGCATTATTTGAATCATGATTCCATAAAGGTGTTGCGGTTGTATCATAATTCATTTTAACGTTAACAAATGCAACTGATGGAGCAATAGATCTTGGTACATAACCTAATAGCTTAGCATGAGACACAACTGATGTTCGTAACTGGGCTGTGTCAAGGAATGTTTCGTTCAATGCAAAGTTTGCATTCATTGAATTAATATGAGTTATATATGCTAGGACATCAATAATGGTTGACATCGCAGAGCCATCATAGTTATAATCATTAAAGGTCGTATCTGTTGCTTGCATATATGCAACTATATTTGTTTTTATCTGATCAAAGTCTAATTCACTTGATGTAATTCTGCGTTCTATTGCCATTATCGTAATCTCTCTATTGTGGTTGAGATATCTAATATCTCGTTAGTTGATTTAACTCTACCGGTTACTGTTATGAATACTTCATTATCTTCGCCCTTAGCAAAGATGTTTGTATTTAATACTTCTAATCTTGGTTCATAATTTCTTAAAGCAGTATTAATAGAAGTAGACATGCTAGCTAATGTTATTCTAGTCATATTTTCAAATAGATATGCTCTTAAGTTAGCACCAAATTTATAATTAAAAGGTCGTTCGCCATGATTAGTTCTAAGTATATTAAGACAACTCTGTATCACCGCTGCATTATTCTTCTTTATTCCAACGTCATTGGTATTAGGATTTTGCTTAAAAGTAAAATCTAAATCTTTGTATGTTGCTTCGCGTGCGATCTGTGCCATATAATCTATTTATACCTTTATTAAGTTAATTCACCAGTATTTCCAGAACCACCTGGGTCTGTCCATGCAATAGTATGTGTATGGTCATCAACTAATTGATCTTCTTTAACATGAGTTGTACCAAATACTTTGAGATTACCTTTGATCTCAACATCGCTGCTATCTAATGTAATCTTCTTTGTACTATTGTCAAAATCAATACTAAGTAATTTCTCCCCGTCTTCGTTAATTCCAATCAATGATGTCGTTCCTTGAATACTCGCTGTCATATTACCAGTAATGGTTGATATAGAATTTCCAGTAATGGTTGATATAGAATTTCCAGTAATGGTTGCTGACATATTGCCACCAACTTGTGCGTTAAGATCTTTAGCTACAGCTAAATCACAATGACCACTTACAATAATTCGAACATTACCATGAACCTCAACCGTATCATGTCCACATACCAATTGATAATTATCTGATACTACTCTTTGAACCTTTGAACCATCAGCAGCGATCTCATATTGAGTACCACTCTTATGTCTTTCTTTTATACGTTCTGCGCCAGGAGTATCATCATATTCTTTAACATGTCCACTCTCTGTTTCCATTACATTATTATATGGATATATCGGTGCAAAAGAACTTCCTGGTTCATATGTGCCAAGAGGTTCATTTATATGTGGATTTGCTCCACCTCTAACTCTTGTATTATTATCATGAGTACTTGTTGTAACAGCTTCGCCATCTATATCAGTATCATCAATTGTAACATCTGTCTTTGTAGGAAGACTTCCTGTTACTAAAAATTCTTGCATTTTTGGATCTAAAGATGTAACAGAAACTAATGTACCAACTAATAAGTTTACTGAATGTCCTATACCATTTATAGCTGGTGTATTTGCTGGCATAAGAACGTTAGACCATCCAAGATCTTTTGTTGCTATATTGTCATGAATACCATATACATTTACTTTAACTCTTCCAAGTTTAGATGGGTCTATAATATCTTTTACTATTCCAAAATACATTATTCTCTTATTAATCCTAAGTCTTGTGAGTAACTAAATTCACCATCATTTAGTGTAAATTTATGTGAGATATTAGAAATTATATATTCATTATCTGTTCTTGTTGATGATAAATTACTTCCGCCTTGTTCAATTTCTATAGTATAGCCAACACCAATATATGGTACTGGTACTACATTTGCTACCTGCATTTTTTGATTAAATAATCTAGATTTTTGATGTTGTGCTACTTGACTAGCAGGATCTATATCAGTACTAAATAGCGATGTTGGTGTATAACTGACTTCACCATTAATAATTCTATCTTTTTCTAATGTTAATTGTTCCATATATTCTACATTAACCTTTGAATGCCCACCATATTTTATTACATTATCTAGAAACGTTTGTGCTATTGGTATTTTTCTTTCAATCCACACTAATCGTTCCTTATCTGTTGTAAGTTTCTGCCAGCTAGAATTATCAACGTTCATAAAGACTGGAGAATTCGGATAACTATTTGGGTATATTACCATATTATTTGGAATATAATATTTGTGTGATACAGTTTCGGCGTTTGTATTCTCATATAATCTGCGTGATGTTGTATATCCAACTTTAGTTACATCAGTAACCTCTGTAGTTTCATAATTTGTTATTTTACTTTCATCTAATTGTATATGAGAAATTCTATTTCCCCATAAACCATTACCAAGCTTAGCAGCAAAATTAGTATTATATTCTGTTAAAGTAAAATCATTCGCTGTTCCTATAGTACTTAAAGGAGAAAGAGACTCTTCCTCACTGCTTGCACTAAGAACTGTACTTTTTATTTTAAATCTCTCTTGAGTGTTTCTATAAGCTGGACCATTAGCTACTTTTGAATTATCTGCAAAATAATTTTTAGACATATCATGTAAAGAAGTTAATCGTGTCATCCCTTGGTCAAAAACTCTTTGGTATAAACAAAAGCAAGATCCATTTATATCATATGCACTATTTAATACAGCCCTAATTGCTTCATGAGCTTTAATATTTGGAACAATATATTTACCTTTAGTAATTGCTTTTGTATCAATATCTAATTTAAATGAGTCTCCCATAGATTTTCTAAATAATAAATTAATTATCTTATCGCTTGTTCCAGTAAATACTTCATTAATATTTGTAAGTTGCATAGCTGCAGATAAATAAGAAATAAAATTAACTGTATATGTTTTACCCATCTTTGTTATTTTCATATTAGTAATACCATCAATATAAAATTGATTAGCACATATTAATCCAAGATAATTAAAAGTAATAGTAATAGGGGCTTGTGTAGTTCCAATAAAGTTATCATAAAAATTTATATTATCTTTAACTACAAAACTTCCTTTTATATTACCCTTTATACTTTCAACCATAGTTAAGTTCATAACCATACCGGCAATATCTGTTTTAAAAACATGAAGTTCTAAATCACTTAAATGAATCATTGTGTACTCATTATTTGTGTGAATTGATTAGCGATAGCTACTATATGTGCTGGTTTAATTACCTTTATATTTCTGTTTTGTTCAGTTACTGCCGACTCATAATCGATATATGTATAAGGGAGTGTTCCAGCTGGACGTCTCATTACCCACTCACCAGTTGAAGCATCTGTGTGATGATGGGGTGCATAAGCTTGTGACTTAATAAAGTTACATGCCACATTGTCTTGAGAATTTAAACCATTTAATGTCTCACCATTCACAGAAAATGTACCAGTGGTTTTTTCTATAACAAGATAACCGGCATTAACATGTATCTCTTTAATTTTACCAGTTGCATTTGATATAGAACCAGTAACAGTTTCACCAAGTATAAATTTATTATTTAAGTCATCAACAGTATCAGCTGCAAGGTATTGGTATTTTTGTGTACAATACTCTACTAGCTGTGCTTGTTTCATCGGCCAGTCATCCCATACATTTTTTATTTGTGGATTAAGCAATAGAAATGTCCAATGATATTGATCATTACCATATAATCGCTGACTTAAATGATCAGGTCTTTCACCATCTTGAATTTCTACTGTTTCATAATAACCAGCATTATTTAATAGAGCATCAGAAACTTTTGCTCTAGCTGTTAGATTTTTTAATAAATCAATATTACCTGATCCATCTACATCTATTGCTACTGTCGACATGCTATTAAAATACATATTAGTAACCCCTCTCTACGTCTGTTGTATATATTGGAATTATTTCTTTAAGTGTTATGGCTAATCCAACTTCAACCGGTGAATTATTATGTCTAAAAAATGAAGTTACATTTGGGTTATATGTTACATTAACACTTTCAATATAACATGGGGGTATTTGTATCATATCTTTTGCACCATGAAATGATACAATAACATGATCGGGTACAGTTACTAGTGTTGAACTAGTTCTATTAGCATGTGCTGCCATTCTAAATTTTTTAATAAGACCCGTAGCTTGTTCTGATTCTTCTAATGAATCTGGCATAATTGTCCAATTAAATGCAAAGCTTCTTAATCCAGTTGATTGATATGCTAAAAGTTCATTTGGATTCATAACTTTACCACTATTTCTTTGTACTTCAGTAGAAAGTATATCACCAATACCAGCACCAACAACACCAGAAATAGCCGCACCGACACCTGGAATTAAACCGAGAGCAGTACTTGCAAGACCTAAAACAGCAGAATTTGTCAATACAGTTGCATTTAATAATTCAGCATCATCATTAGCCATTCCTTCAATCAATCCACCAATTCTTCTTGTATCATCATTATAAACCATAGTATCATTTATTTGAATATCTGTTGGCATATACATTGCAATTGAACCTATATAATCTCTATGGGCTGTTTCATGTAATTGCTTTGCCCAATCCCAAAGCTTTTCACCTAGACGCCGATTTTCTAGATCAGCTAATTCTTCTTTTTCCAATTCTTCATTAGTTTCAATTAAATTTTCAGGTAACATTCCTGCAATCTTGGCTCTGCCTTCTTTAATTTTAGCTACTGCTTTATTTTCATTTATTTTCATAAATTCAAATAATACAAAAGGCTCAATAGTTTCTTCATCTATAAAATCACCATCATCACCCACTGCAACATGTCGTAAATAAGCATATTCACTAGATTCATGACTATTAAAACTTATGTCATCTACTTCTGTATGATCACCTATAGTTGATGGATATTTCCAACTATCAAATTTATCATGAGCAGCAGCATTGTGTTGCTTACCTTTAATTTCTTTTTTATCTAAGTTATCTGTGCCTGCACGAAAGTTTGCCATGGTTGTTCCTTGGTTTGTATATTACTTATTTATAACGATTTGTATAAATAGTTGTATGAAAAAGACATATTCAGGTAAATGGAAGCCAAAGCATCCTGAGAAATATAATGGTAACATTGATATGATACATTATAGATCATTATGGGAACGCAATGCATTTAGATATTTAGACACAGCCAGCTGGGTTAAGTGGTGGCAATCTGAAGAAACTGTCATACCTTATATATGTTCGACCGATCGTAAGCCCCATAGATACTTTGTGGATCTTACCATACGAACAGATACAGGTCGTACCCTTATTGTCGAGATAAAACCAAGTGCACAAACCGTGCCACCCAAAAGAAAAAAACTAAACGAAGCATTAACCTATATGAAGAATACTTCTAAGTGGAAGTATGCTAGGAGGTATGCAGATGACCGAGGTTATGAGTTTCAAATATGGACTGAGAAAGAACTTGAAGCTATGGGTATACGCACAATGACCATGGGGTTCAAAGCATCTAAGACAAAGACCGGGCGAAGAATATGGAAGTCTCTTAAGAAAAGAGTATAAATATAAGTATGGCAGAAGAAGATCAGAGTGATGGAAAATTAGAAATATCTCTAAGAATATTAGGTAACGAAATAATAGGATTTAAAATGATGGTGGATGATTTTAAAATAAAGTATTTATTAGGTGGTATAGCATCTCTTGCAATCATTGCATATATTATGGTTGTATTCGGTCCTCAATTAATGGAGACATTTAGTGGCTAGTTTATTTGACCAATTAGAAGGTGAAGCATTCCGTAAAGGAATTCAGGCAAGATCTAAAGAAGCTTCTGTATGGTTTCAAAAGAAAGCTAAAGAACTTGGGCCGGTAGGTAAGTCTGTTCTTAGTGATGATAGACTAAGAGCACAGGCTGGAGCTTCTCCTGGTGATATGGTAATGTATATCTATGATCCAAAACTTAAAGCTGAACTGCCTTACTATGACACATTCCCGCTGGCTATTGTGGTTGGTGCTGCTAAAGATGGTTTTTATGCTATTAACTTACATTACTTACCACCCAATGTTCGTGCAATCTTTTTAGATAAATTAGGTGACATTGTATCTAATAAGAAGTTTAATGCAACAACTAGATTTAGGATTACATATAGCTTATTAAAAGCCACAAAGAATTATAAATACTTTAAACCGTGTTTCAAACATTATTTAACAAAGCATGTATCTTCAAAGATAATGAAGGTAAATGCTGCTGAATGGAACATAGCAATATTTTTACAAACAGCCAAATTTAAGAAAGCCAGTATAGGTAAAGTTTGGGCAGACTCAAGGACACAATATTAATGGCAAAGATAAACGAAAGTCGTCCGCAAGGAATTGATACTATAAAATCACTAATCAGTAAACGTGGTGGTGTAGCACGTGGTAATAGATTTGGTATACATATTTCTCATCCGGTAACAAATCTAAGTAAAATACTAGCTAAAAAATGGAATGTCCCAGTACAAAACTATATAAGCAATAACATAACTGAAATGGAAAATTTTATTACAGATGGAAGAGATACATATTTATTATGCTCAGGTGTTACACTTCCAGGTAAACGTATATCTACAACTGAAGCTGCACATAATCACAACCTATCTAAGAAACCATACTCAATGGCTACAGATGAGGTTACTACAACATTTTTAGTAACAAATGATTATTATATTAAAAAGTATTTTGATTTATGGCAAGAGATCATTGTAGATAGTACACATAATCATTATAGAACCAGATATAAAAAGGAGTATTGTGCTGAGATAACAATACAAGCTTTACAAGGAAATGAAGAAGGTACAATTGGATATGCAAACATATTAGAGAATGCGTATCCTATACAAATAGGTCAGCTTGAATTAAATAATGAATCTGAGGGGTTAATGGAATTAACTGTTACTTGGGAATATGATAATTGGAGAACAACTGATTTAAAGGAAGGGTTTCAATCGTTACTAACATCTAATACATCTAATTTACTACCAATACCAGAAGGTGTAAAATCAGCAGTAGGAAGTGGATTAAAACCTTAAATAATTTTATAATAATGGAGAGAGATTGATATGTTGCCAAAACTAGCAACCCCAAAGTATGATATGATTGTGCCCTCAACAGGCGAGAATATAACATACAGACCATATGTGGTCAAAGAAGAGAAGATTTTATTAATTGCTTTAGAGAGTCAAAGCGAAGCTGCAATTGAAAAGGCGGTTCAAGACATCATTAAGTCATGTGTAGAGTCGCCAATTGATATGAAGAGTTTAACAACTTTTGATGTTGAATTTATGTTTGTAACTTTACGGAGTAAATCAGTAGGTGAGGGTATTAAGATAGAACCACCTTGTTCAGAATGTGAAGCACGTAGTGAACAAAAAATTGATTTAGAAAAAGTGAAAGTATCTAATCTTGAAGACGCAGTAGATATGCGTATTAAATTAACAGATGATATATCTCTTGATTTAAGATGGCAAACAATGTCTGATAGATTATTAGATTCAGAAAGAAAAACTGAAACTGATGCTATCATTAATATGATTGCAAAATCTATTGAAACAATTTATAGTGGTGAAGAAATATTTGCTGCTAAAGATTCTACTAAGAAAGAGATGATTGAGTTTGTTGAGAGTTTAAATACAGATCAATTTACTAATGTAATAGAAATAATAGGTAAGACACCACGGTTAAGTTATAAATTGGAATTTGATTGTAAAGAATGTAAAGCACATAATGAGATGGAGTTATCGGGATTAATTGATTTTTTTCAATAACCCTTTCCCATAGTGATATAGGTAATTACTATAAAACAAATTTTGTGTTGATGAACCAGCATAGTTTTAGTTTAGATGAACTTAATGATATGATGCCGTGGGAGAGGGAGATATATATTACTCTTGTTCGACAACATGTCGAAGAAGAAAACCAAAGGATAAAGAAAGAAAATGGCTAAAGATAATATTGCACTACTAAGCGAAATATCAGCTTCTTTAAGAAAGCTGAATCAATCTAGTGTCCGCGACAAACTTCGAGAAAGAGAATTAGCTGAACAGCAAGCAACCTTAATGGCAGGTGGACCTGTTGCAGCTGCTGCCAACCCAGATAGTCTGCTTACTGATGCCCAAGACTTTAAACGAAGAATCAAAGCTAGTATGTTTACTGCGAAGATTGCAGAAAAATTTACTGAAAGTGGTGAAAGAGCTATACGTTCAAATAAAGAAGCTAAGCGAAGAAAGCCAATTGATAAAAAGGATCTAATACTTGATCGTCAAGAACTAAAAGAACGAGCATGGATTATCAAAAACCGTCCATTAGCCCACCTTAAAGATATTAAATTGCAGTCTACTAATATAATTAGATTAACTTCTAAGACTGTTGCGCCTCTACTAAAATCACAGGCGGATTTTTTAGGTTTAATAAAAGTAAATTCTGATAAATTAGTTCATGATGGAATAGCTATTAAAAAGGCAGTTCAAGATTTAGCAGGTCATGGTCTTAAAAAGGGTTCACTTTTTACTCATGATATTCATACTGAGAAAAAAATGGATCAAGCTCAAAAAGCTACTGATAAAAGAGATAAATTAGCAAAGAAAAATAGAATGGATGATAAACGTAGTCTTCGAGAAAGACTGCTTGAATCTAAGAAAAAGACAGTTAGTCCTCTACCTAAATCATCAGGAATGATGTCAAAAATAGGAGGCGCTGCAAAATCAGCTGGAAAATTACGAGGAGCATTAATATTAGCAGCCGTAACTTGGGCAGTAGGTGGTATTGGTTTTATAGTTAAAGACTTTTTTAAAGGTTATGAAGAAGATGGATTTGCAGGTGGATTAGGCAAGGCTTTAGGTGGTGAAGGAGAAGGTCTTTGGAATTCAATAAAACAAGGAATTAAATGGGGTGGTGCTGGAGTTGCTATTGGCGCTGCAGTAGGTGCACTGTTTGGTGGCGTTGGTGCTATTCCTGGTGCAATCATTGGTGGTTTACTTGGAATGGCAATTGGTGCTGTTGCAGGATATTTTGGTGGAGATAAAATAACTGAAGTAGGTAAAAAAACTGGTAATATAGTAAGTACCGGTTGGGCACATTTAAAAGCTGCAATGTTTAGATGGGCTCATGCTGCTAAAAGGTGGTTTTATACTCCTGGTTCAGAGGCTCAATCTCCTAATCATCCAGAAGTAAAAGCAACAATGTTCGGTGGTCGTGTTAGTTGGAGTCCTACTAGTGATACAAAAATTGCAGATGCATTTGTATCTCTTGATAAATATTTAACAGGAAGAAAGGAAGCATTAAACAGATTTATTTATACTAAAGGTGATGGAGAGGGTGGCGACTCAAAAATATTTGGTGGATTAGTACATTGGGATCCTGATACTAAAGGAAGCAAAATTGTAGATGCATTTAAAAATATGCATGATGATATAAACACTTGGGAAAAGGCATTAGGTAACTGGTTTTACCACGAAAAGGATGGTAAAAAAATGATGTTTGGTGAGAATGCCACAATTTTTGAAGGATCAATCCTGGATAAAGCAACTGATATTGATTGGAAAACCAAATTTGCTAAGTTGGGAGAAAATATTGCAAGCATTCCTAGAAAAATATGGAATTCGGTTGTTGATATGCTTCCTGAATGGATGCAAAAGGGTTTAAGAAAGGATGAAGAGGCAGAAAAACTTGCAAAAATAGCTGCGGATGCAAAAAAGTTACAAGAAGAAAGAACTAAATCAATAATGGATTCAAGTAATACAATGTTTCAAGCTAAAGATGGTGTAGCTACTGGATATTGGAATATGGATAATATAACTCGTCCATTAACCTTAGAGGATGCTAAGATAATAGATGGATATAAACCCAATATTATAACTGCTAATTCTGGTAATAGCACTGTTTCAACTGTTAACCTTTATATAGATGGTGACATGGGAAATGATATTAGTAATACACTATCAATGCCATTGCCAGGTGGTCGTGAAATTCCTTGGTATTTAAGAGGCGGATCTTCATAATAAAAACCCCACCGTTAAGTGGGGCTCAAAACCAGGAGGATTTTGATTAAGCTTCAGCCGCTAGTTTAGCGAAATAACTCATAGTGTCATCTTCAGCCTCAGCTCGTTGAACTGGATCTGCTGCTACAGCAACAGGGTCAGAGACAGTTGGTCCATCATTGAATGGTGAATCATCTTCAGGTGTAAATACCTTAACTTCCTCACCTAACACTCTAGTCAACTTAAGATTAAGCTCACTATAAGATTTAAATGAAGTAGGATCAGTAAACTCCTTAAGAGGAAACTGTTGATTGTAGATACCTTCTAGAACAGAATCATCTGCATTCAAAGGCTCTGCGCCACCAAACTCAGATCGGTCATAGTTACGGAATCCCGCTACTTGAGCAATCTTCATTTTGAAGTTAGCACCTTTCCACATATCAAATGGATTGACTGGTGTTTCATCTTCATACTTAGGTTGCATGCTATCCATGATCTTCTCAAAGATTTTAGCACCATAAGTATATAAGAATACTTTACCATTGTTTTCTGGATTATCAGGATCCGAAACGATATAGACATTTGACACATAGTGAAGCCTACGCTTACGTCTACGTGCTAAATCTTTGTCAGCTTCAATACCTGTGTTCCAAAGTTTTGAATTCATTTCTGAAACAGGATCATCCTTCTGAATAGTGGTAAGTGATTTCTCTACATACCATTGTCCAGTTGGTCCCTGAAAGAAATGGTCCCAGAATTTAGCCCAAGGTAAGTCATCACCTTCGACAGTTGGTAGGAATCGAATAACAGCATAACCGTTACCTGCTTTATCTACCGTGGGTTTCCACATACGATCGTCGCCGTATGATTTCTTTTCTGTGGTGCTTTGGGCCGCACCAACCAATGATGACATATCATTAGCCTTAGCCTTTAAGTCTGCAAAACTCATTTTATTTCTCCTTTAAAGATTTATATTAATTTATATTAATTTGTATCAGTATATATTATAACATACTTTTGCTAAAAGTACATACTTTATTTGAAAATATCTATGATAATCATTCGCATTTTAAGGTCATCAAACTTTAAAAAGGATTGATATTTAGTTATCTTCTTATATAAGTCCGGCCATAAGATGGTCTCGCTTATACATGAATTGGCTTCCTCAATAAATCCTGTTAGCCTATTCACTATACACAAAGTTTCCAAGGAAACCCTGCCTTCAAGATGAAGTTGGACCATTCTTGGATATGTTTCTTCTATTTCCAAGAGAGTATCAAACTTTACATCTGAAATTTCTTCTAATTCGTTTCTAAACAAATAACTTATACTATCTATACGTTTTAAAAACTGTGTATAAGTCTCTTCGTCTCTAATCATATCACCACTAAATTTATTACCAGCCGCTTGATGTGCAGCAAAGTACATAATGATATCATCTCTTTTTTTAAATCGTTTACCGATCTTTGTTAACTGAAATTTATCTGGTCTTTTCCAATAGGTTCTTTCAGTTACATTTGTTTTAAAATTATACTTAAAGCAATCATACACTCCATTGAAGTGGAGGTTAATAGCGTTATGTAATGTGAATGCCTCATATCCAGTCATTCTCATATTGGCAATAAATGTGAAGGATTGCCACCCTGTAATAAATTAAGTTCTTTTGCTTCGAACTCCACATGTTCTATAATCTCCTTTGATATAAGTTTTTTACTGTCTCTAAGGTCGATCTCGTTCTTCTCACACACATCTATAATAGCATCTATGTAATTAGTATCTTTA